TCCAGCGCCACCTTGAAAAAGGCCGGGCCGAGCGCGCCCTCACGGTAGAACGCCGCGCCATTGACGAAGCCACCCGCACCGCCACCCTGGCCTTTGCCAGCGAAACCCCTTACGAACGATATTGGGGCATTGAAGTGCTGGACTGCACCGCCTCATCCATGCGTACCGGTCGCCTGCGCACCGGCGCTAACCTCTTATGCGACCACGACTCTAAAGACGTTGTGGGCGTTATCGAATCTGTCCAAATCGGTACTGACCGGGTAGGTCGTGCTGTAGTCCGCTTTGGCAAAAGCGCTCGGGCAGAAGAAGTGTGGCAAGACGTACTCGGCGGCATCCGCCGCAACGTGTCCGTCGGCTACATGATCCACAAAGCGCAACTTATTGAGACAAAGGACGGTGTGGAAACCTACCGCGTCACAGACTGGGAGCCCTTTGAAATCTCGCTTGTCAGCGTCCCCGCTGATGCCAGCGTGGGCATTGGCCGCAGCGCCGATGCCGACATCTCTACCAAAGACCTCACGGTGCAAGTCACCGTTTGGCAAACGGACAAGCCCGAACCTGAAGACGCTGCCGTAGAGCCTATGGACGGCCCCACCGCAGACCCTGAAGACAAAGCAACACCCGCCGCAACCTCCAACACTCAACAGAAAGCCATCATGACCACAGAAACCACCCAAGTCGTTGCCCAGCGCAACCACGCCGCAGAAATCAGCGCCATTGCAGCCACCATCCCCGGCGGCGCTGACCTAGCCCTGCGCGCCATCCAAGACGGCAAAACCGTCGAAGAATTTCAACAAATCGCCCTAAAACACCTGGCCAGCAAACCCCTGCCCACATCAGACATCGGCCTAAGCCACGCCGAAGTCAAGCAGTACAGCGTCATGCGCGCCATCAACGCCATGGCCAACCCCGGTGACCGCGCCGCCCAAGAGGCCGCTGGCCTGGAGCGCGCCGCCTCTGAAGCCGTGGGTAAGAAAATGGGCAAAACCGCCCGTGGCTTCTTTTTGCCAACCGACGTTCAAAAGCGCGATCTCACCGCTGGCTCCGCCAATGCGGGCGGCTACACCGTGGCCACAGACCTGCGCCCGCAAGACTTCATCAGTGCCCTGCGCCACGCCATGGTCATTGACAGCCTGGGCGCGCGCATGCTCACCGGCTTGGTGGGTCAGGTAGCCATCCCCAAACAGTCAGGCGCCGCTACAGCCTATTGGGTAGCAGAAAACTCCGCACCGACTGAGTCGCAGCAAACCCTAGCGCAAGTCACTATGACACCAAAAACTGTTGGTGCATTCACTGACATCAGCCGCCGCCTGCTGCTGCAATCAAGCATCGACGTGGAAAACATGGTGCAAACTGACTTAGCCACTGTACTCGGCCTAGCCATCCAGCAAGCCGCAATCAACGGCAGCGGTGCCAGCAACCAGCCATCTGGCCTGCTTACCCTCATCACCGCCGGTGTCATCGGTGGCGCTAACGGCTTAGCGCCTACATGGCAAAACATGATCGACCTCGAAACCGCAGTGGCCGCCGCCAATGCAGACGTAGGCGCTATGGGCTACCTCACCAACGCCAAGGTGCGCGGCAAGCTCAAATCAACACAAAAGTTTGCATCCACCAACGGCATGCCTGTATGGGACGCTGGCAACACCCCCATCAACGGCTACCGTGCCGCCATCACCAACGGCGTGCCAAGCAACTTGACCAAAGGCACTAGCTCAGGCGTCTGCTCGGCCATCCTGTTTGGCAACTTTGCCGACCTCATCATCGGCATGTGGGGCAGCTTAGACCTCATGGTTGACCCCTACACAGGAAGCACCGCCGGAACTGTGCGCGTAGTCACCCTGCAAGACGTAGATGTGGCCGTGCGTAACGTTGAGTCGTTCGCCACCATGGTCGACGCGTTGACGGTCTAGGCCTAAAGCTTAAGCCATGTTCACCAAAGACATCAGCGCATTTATGAACTTGTCTGAATTTGCCACCAGCGTCACCCTCAGCGGGGTCACCAAGGCGGCGATTTTTGACGCGGCGTTTGCGCTCGGGTCAGTCGGCCCCTTTGGCATGGCCAGCAATGCCCCCACCCTGACCATGGCCACCGCTGATGTGCCCGCCAACCCGGTGGGCTTATCCGTGGTGGCCGGTGGGGTGACTTACAGCATTGTGGAGCACCAGCCCGATGGCACTGGCATCAGCACCTTGCAACTGCGGCAATAAGCACCATGGCCCATGCACAACAGCAAATCCTTGATGCTCTGCACAGCGTGCTGGCAGCAGGCGGCACCGTGGCTGCAGGGCGTGTCTTTGTTGATCCGATTGACCCGCTGCAACCTGCCCAACTGCCAGCCATCGTGCTGGAAGAAAGCAGCAGTGGCGAGTCGGCTGAGCCCTTCACCATCAGCAGCCTTGAGCGCCGTGAGCTGACGGTGCAAGTGCATTGCATCATCAGCCACAAAAGCAGCGCCGCCGCAGACACCCGTGCTTTTGGCCTGGCGGTGGAAAAGCTGCTGGCAGCCAGCCCCACCTTGGCCGCATTGGCCAGCCAGGGCTGGCACATGACCAGCTCGCGCCCGGTGCTCAATGGTGATGCTGAGATTTTGTTTGCCTCACGCCTGCAAACCTGGGTTTTTGCTTATCTGGTGCGCCCTGAAGCCCCCGACATCCTCCTTTAATTTTTTAGAAAGTCCCCACCATGGCAACCGTCAACATCTGGTCCAAAGTGCAAGTCGCGGTGCAAACCGTCCTGGCCACCGCCAAAACCATCACCGCCATCACCAAGGCCAGCCCCGCCGTGGTCAGCTGCACCGCCCATGGATACACCACCGGGCAAGAGGTCAAACTCACCATCAACGGCATGATCGAGCTCAACAACGCCGTGGTCAAGGTCACCTCAGTGGATGCCAACAGTTTTAGCCTTGACGGCATTGACAGCACCCTCTTCAACACCTTCACCAGCGGCAGCGGCCAACTTGTCACCTTTGGTGCCAGCGCCGCCACCTTCCAGGACGTCAACGCCAGCGGCGGCGAGGCCGCAGACATCGACATCACCACCATTCACGACGACACCACCAAACTCATCCCCGGCGTCAAATCCGCGCTAGCCTACAGCTTTGGCAGCCTGTGGGACCCGGCTGACCCCGCGCTGGTGGAACTCAAAAAAGCCGACAACGTCAAAGGCACCCGCGCCGTCAAGCTCACCTTTGCCAGTGGCGCCCGCGTACTGTTTGACTGCTACCCAACAGTTAGCCTCGCCCCCGGCGGCAGCACTGGCGGCCCCGTCACCACCCCTGTCAGCTTCAAGCTCACTGGCCCGGTGTTCGCCTACTCTAATTAATCACCATGGCTGTTTTAAAGCGCGCCGAAGTCGCCCCGCCCGTTACCCCCAAGGAAACGGCCGAGGTGCCCGCCTTGGGCGGCCAGGTGGTGGTGCGCGGCCTGCTGCTGTCAGAGCGCATGGCCGTGCAGCAGCAAATCGTCACCCTGCGCCGCGACACCGCCACGCCAGACCCTGATGACACCGCCAGCGTGCACGCCATCATGCCCGTCATGCTGGCCCTGTGCGTGCTCGATGCCGATGGCCTGCCCCTGTTCACCAAAACCCAGTGGCAAACCTTCGGCGGCGCCCACGCCGATCAGGCCATCACCTTGTTCAACACCGCCTGGCGCCTGAGCGGTTTCAACGCCGAGGCCGAAGCAAAAAACTAACCAGCCAGCCCGAGCTCCGGTTTGCCCTCCGGCTGGCACAACGAATGGGAACCCCCTTGCAACAGCTCCAGCAAACCATGACCGCGCAAGAATTCGCCCAGCATTACGCCCTGGAATGTGAAGAGCCGCTGCCCGCCGCCCAGTGGAGCATGGCCGCCGCGCTGCTGGCCGCCACCGCCAACGGCCCGCTGAAGTCGCCCGCGCCCGGGCGCCTCTGGCACGCGGGCGACTTCATGCCCGCCCTCTGGCAGCAGGCCAACCCGGCACCAGAAATAGCGCCAGTGCAAACCGTTGACGAAATCATGGCCGCTGCCCGCGCGGCAGGCATGGTGCAGTAATGGCCACCAACGTCAAAATCGTTCTCAGCGCGCAAGACAAAACCGCTGCTGCCTTCAAAACCGCCGCCAACAACATCAAAGGCCTGAAAAGTGGCGCCCTGGGCCTGGCCGCCAGCCTGGGCGGCTTGGGTGCGGGCCTGAGCCTGGCCGGGCTGGCCTCGTTTACCAAGTCCGCCATTGACAGCATTGACGCCCTCAACGACATCAGCGACGCCACCGGCGCATCCATCGAAAACATCAGCGCCCTGGAAGATGTAGCTGCCCGCACCGGCACCAGCATGGACACGGTCACCAACGCGCTCATCAGGCTCAACCAGACCCTCAATTCAGCCAAAGCCGACAGCCCGCAAGCCCAGGCGCTGGAAGCCATTGGCCTGAGCGCCGACGAACTCAAAAAGCTCGACCCGGCTGAGGCCCTGCTCAAGATCGCCACCGCCCTGGCAGGCTTTGCCGACGACGGCAACAAAGCCCGCC